GAGAAAGCCTCGATACCGGTTTGGGCGCTATCACTATCCTTCACCCTTCGGCGGCCCTCTGCGACGATCTCAGAGCCTCTGAAGGGGCCGTTATTGGCGCCCATTGCACCATCGGCCCCGAAGTTCGAATGGGACGACACACCCACATCAACGGAAACGTTTTCATCACCCGGGCTCACCTCGGAGATTTCGTTACCGTCGGCCCAGGGGCGACAATCTGCGGAGACGTACTCATCGGCGCCGGAACTCAAATCGGGGCCGGCGCTGTGATCTCGAACCTCTGCGAAATCGGCCCCCGAGTCGTCATCGGCGCCGGCGCTGTGGTCCCACCGAACACTCGAATCCCACCGAACCAAACTTGGGTGGGGGTTCCCGCCCGGAAGGTCGAAAAATGATCGCCGCCGTAACAATGGTCCGCAACGAAGAAGACATCATCGGCGAAGTAGTTCGCCATCTCCTCGACGAAGGAATCGACCTCGTAATCGTCGCCGACAACCTTTCCGACGACTTCACCCGACCAATCCTGGACGAACTCGCCAACCTCGACCCCCGAGTTCTCATCGTTGACGACAAAGACCCCGCCTACGATCAAGCCGGCAAAATGACCCGCCTAGTTCACAAGGCCGGCGGAATGGGCGCCGAATGGATTCTCCCGTTCGACGCCGACGAGTGGTGGTACTGGGCCGGCGGAACTCTGGCGGAGTTCTTCGCCGAGTGTTCCGTGGATGTGGTGACCGCTACCGGTTGGGACCACATCGCCACCCTTGATGATGACCCGGCCGATCCGAACCCGATAAGCCGGATTACTTGGCGCCGGCAGTCGCCGCAGAAGATGGGGAAAGTGGCGTTCCGATATCATCCGGACGCTTCGTTGGATGTTGGGAACCATAACGTTTTCAATCATCCTGGGACCCGTGGAAAAGCACTTCGGTACCGTCACTTTCAATATCGGTCTTTTGAACAGATGGTTTCGAAGGTTCGTGTTGGGGCTCGCGCCGCCGACGAGGCCGAATTGCACCCTATGTACGCCACCCACTGGCGCAACCTCGCCGCACTCACCGACGAAGAGCTCGTCTCCCACTGGCACAAACTCTGCTCCGAAACTGGACTCATCGAAGATCCGGTGATGTGATGGGTGTTTCCATCATCATCCCAGCGTTCAACCGGTACGAACTGACCGCCGCTTGTGTCGAGTCCATCCAGTTTCACAGCCCAGAACACGAAATCATCGTGATTGACAACGGTTCAACCGACGAAACCCGATTCGCTCAAGTCGCGATCCGCAACGAAACGAATCTCGGTTTTGCGGTGTCATGCAACCAAGGAGCTCGGGCAGCGTCGAACGAACACCTTGTGTTCCTCAACAACGACACCCTCGTCCATCAGAACTGGTTGGCTTTCACCCGCCACCTACACCGACCCGACGTTGGTTGTGTCGGCCCGAAACTGATCTATCCGAACGGACGGATCCAATCCGCCGGGGTAGGGATTGACTTCGACAAGACACCAGGACACGAAGCATGGAATATGCAATCCGACTGGACAACGGAACCCGCCGAAGTTCCGGCCGTGACTGGCGCTTGTCTTGGGATTCGCAAAGAGCTCTTCGATAGTTTCGGTGGTTTCGACGTCACCTATTGGAACGGTTACGAAGACATCGACCTCTGTCTCCAAGCCTCGCACGCCGGTTACTCCAACATTTACGACCCTCTAGCTAAAGTCACTCACCTAGAGTCCCAATCGGGGCCGGAACGCTGGACAGCCGTCGAAGCGAACGTTCACCGGTTGAGAACCAAATGGAGCCCCAAATGACGATCACCAACGGCTACACCACCCTCGACGACTTCAAGGCGTATCTCTTCCCCGGTGGGAACGCCGGAGACGACGAGGACGCAATGATCGAAGCGGCGATCGAGTCCGCCTCTAGGGCGATTGATTCGTACTGTGGCCGACGGTTCTGGTCAGATACGGCAGTATCAGCGCGCGAGTATGACGCCCACGATCCATTCCTTCTCCCAGTTGACGACTTCTCAACAACCACCGGGCTCATTGTCGCTACTGACACCGGAGACAACGGGACCTACGATCTCACTTGGACTATCAATACCGACTACCTCGCTAACCCTGTCAACCGGCAACGCGAAGGACTGACAAGCCAACCGTACACAGGCATCCGAGCCGTCTACGTTCGCCGCTTTCCGATGACTGGTCTACGCCCCCGAGTTCAAGTGACCGCCAAATGGGGCTGGTCTTCAGTTCCCCACCCAGTTGTTCAAGCGTGTCTCATCAAAGCCGCCCGGATTTATCGTCGAGCACAAACCCCCGAAGGGTTCTCCGCCGGCGAAGCGTTCGGCGCTGTGCGCGTCTCCTCCCGGGAAGATCCCGACATGGTTCTCCTGCTCGGCCCGTACCGCCGCGCCGGTGGGACAGGTTTGGTGGTCGCGTGAACCTCTCCGACGTTCGAACCGCTATTACAACCCAACTCCAAGTAATCCCCCGGTTCCGGTGCTACGACACATTCCCCGGGCAGATCACACCACCCGCCGCAGTTCTGGCACTCGGCCCGGGACGGTACGAAGAAGACTACGACGGCGCCCTAACCGTCCAATGGACCGCCATTGTTCTGCTCTCCAGAGCCGACGACTCCAAAGCCCAACAAGCCCTAGACAAATACCTGTCTACCGGATACGGGACAATCATCGACGCCATCAACGCCGATTCCACCCTGTCCGGAACCGTCGACTCCTGCCGACTCACCGGATGGAACGAACCGGCCACATTTACCGTCGCCGGTATCGACTACATCGGCGCAGAAATCAACATCGAGGCCATCGGCTAACAATGCGAATTCTGACAGTCGAACCCGGCCCGGCTTTCTCAGTTGCCGACGTCCACTCCGGATGGGTCAAAGCCTTTGAAGACCTCGGAACCGACGTCCGTAACTTCAACCTTTCCGACCGCCTCTCTTTCATTGAAGCGTCACTTCGAGACAAAGTTCCCGAAGCAGAACGGGGCCGCATTGCCGCCCGAATGGTCGCCGAACAACTCCGAGCCGCTTGCTTCGACTTCTGGCCGGATCTTGTTGTGATTACTTCCGCTTTCTTTATCCCCCCGGAGACGTACGACACAATCCGGAACCGTGGAATAAAAATCGCAGTACTCCTCACAGAATCTCCCTACGAAGATCCGTTCCAATTGGGGATCGCCGCTCGGGCAGATATCGCAATCCTCAACGATCCCATCAACCTCGACACCTACCGGGCAGTTCAACCCAACACCTGGTACATCCCCCACGCCTACGACCCCGAGAAACATCGGCGCCGGCCACCAGTCGCCGACCTAGTCTCCGACTTCGCTTGGGTCGGAACCGCCTACCCCTCGAGGGTTCAATGGTTCGAAGACATCAACCTCGAAGGCCTCGAAGTCGTATTGGGTGGCAACTGGCAGCAACTTCCCGCAACTTCCCCACTCCACCGCCATCTCCTCCACGACCCCGCCAACTGTCTCGACAATCAAGAAACCGTTGACGTTTACAGCTCCACCCGTGCATCCGTGAACCTGTACCGCACAGAATCCGAAACAGGGTTCCAACAAGGATGGGCGATGGGGCCACGGGAAATCGAACTGGCCGCCACCGAAACGTTCTTCCTACGCGACCCACGCCCCGAGTCCGACGACATCCTCCGGGCGCTCCCATCATTCACCTCCCCCGGAGACTTCAGTGAGAAACTCCGGTGGTGGCTCGCCCACGACGAACAAAGACTCGACGCAATCCGTGCGGCCAAAGCGGCCATCTCGGGTCGAACCTTTGTCAACAACGCCAAGTCTCTACTCGGCCGAGTTGAGACCTTGAACTGACCCAACTTTCCTCCGGAGGAAACAATGGCAAGACGTCACGGCCGTAACGGCCGCCTTTACCTCGGAATCGCAACAAGCGCCGCCGTTCCCAGCGCAGTTGCGTTCCTCAAGCAGTGGTCCGCAGATTTCGCAACCGATAAGGGCGACGTAACCGCTTTCGGTGACCCGAACAAGACCTACCTCGCCGGCCTGCCGGACATCAAGGGTTCGTTCTCCGGGTTCTTCGACGACGCGACCGCCCAGGCGTACACCGCCGCCATCGACGGTGACTCCCGCCGTTTCTACCTGTACCCGGACATCGTGAACGCCCCGGCCGTTTACTGGTACGGAACAGGGTTCTTCGACTTCTCGATCGATGTCCCCGTTGACGGTGTCACCACCATCTCGGGTTCATGGGTCGCAGGCGGAGCGGTTACCAAGGTCGGCTAACGATGCCGGTTCCGACTGGCGTCTATGTGACGAATCTGGCCGAGGTCCGGAAGTATCTTCGGAAGCTACATCCGGACCTCGTACCGGTATTTCGTAACGAACTAAAAGCCGCAGTCACTGCCATTGTTGTCCCCAACATCCGGGCGCGTGTCCCGGTCCGCAGTGGCCGAGCTCGCGACAGTGTCCGAGCCGTTTCCAAAGGCAACTCAATCGTGATCGTTGCCGGAAACACCAAAGTTCAATACTTCGGATGGTTGGACTTCGGTGGTGACCTCAAGAATCGTGGTCGAGGAAAGAACCGGACAATCTCCCGACCCTTCGATGGGAGCGGCCGGTACGTTTACCCTGGTATCCGTTCCACGGAAGCTCAAATGGTTCAAGCCGCCGGCCGAGCAGTAGACAAGATCCTCCAACAAGCAAAGTCCTAGGAGCCCCCGATGTTCAAACTTCTCCGAATCACCCGCACAGACGGAACAACAATCACCGCAGAAGGCCGAAAAGCCGACATTGTGCGTTTCGAACGCCGCTTCAAAGGCCCCATCGGAATCATGTTCACCGACGAAGGGTTCTTCGCCGAACATATGTGGTTCTTTGGGTATTGCGCCGAAAAGCGTATCAACCCGGACCTTCCCGACTTCGACGACTGGATGGAAGACATTGAGTCGGTTGAAGTGATCGAAGAGGTCGAGGAAAACCCTTCGGACCCGAGTCCTTCACCCTTGCCATAGCGGCTTTGGCGATCGACTCGGGGATCCCAATGTCTGTTCTTGTGGATGAACCCGACCACTATTTGGACGCCATGTTTGCAGTCATTGAACGTAGAAACGAAACTGCCACACACGGCCCCGACTCGAAACGCTGGGATGAGTAATGGCAAGAGAAGTGAAGGTCGCCGTTGTTGGTGATGCCCGCCAACTCCAAAAGGAACTTCAGAAGGCCGAACGTGCTGTTGCCGGGTTCGGCAAGAACGCCAAGGACTCTTCGGAGAAACTGAAAAGCGTGTTCATTGGTGGTGCCGTTGCGTTCGGTGCCAAACAGATCATCGACTCCGCTTCCCAGTTGGAAGCCGCTGTCGGTGGGACTGCCGCCGTGTTCACCACTGCTTCGGGCGAGATTGACAAGTTCGCGAAGGCCGCCGCTGAAACGTCGGGGCTTTCCGAGAAAGCCGCCCGGGATCTCACCTCGAAGCTTGGCGCTTCCCTCCAGGGCGCTGGGATGGACGCCAAAGAGGCAGCGAAACAAGCGTTATTCCTCACCCAAACTGGCGCGGATCTTGCCGCGACTCTTGGCGGATCTACAGAGGAAGCCGTGTCGGCTCTTGGTGGAGCTCTTCGAGGAGAGTTCGATCCGCTGGAACGCTTCGGTATCGCCCTCAAGGCTTCCGATATCAACGCCAAAGCAGTGGCAATGGGTTTGGCGGACTCTGAAGCGAGTGTGTCCGCCTACGCCAAGCAACAAGCGACGCTCACACTCCTTACCGAGAAATCCGCTTTCGCCCAAGGCACGTTCGCCAAGGAAGCTGGGACAGCGGAAGGCGCTGCGAAGATCGCCGGCGCACAACTTCAGAACACCTCCGCCGACATCGGGAAATCGTTCCTTCCCATCTACACGAAAGCCGCCGAGATCGTCGGGACTTTGGCGAAAGCGTTCGGGGCTCTTCCCGACTCCGTCCAAGTTGGTGTCCTGGCGGTAGGTGGCGCCGCTGTCATCGGCCCAAAGATCGCCGAAGGCGTGAAAAGTGGCATTGACGCCCTCAAGTCAATTCCAAAGGTCATCGACAACGTAACGAACAAGCTCACATCCTCAAAGGGGATGTTCGAGGGTTTCGGCACCACCGCTGAAATGACCGGCACTAAATCTGCCACCGCTGCCGGGGCCGGCGGAATCGGCGCCCTCGGGCCTGCCATGCTCGGAGTCGGAGCCGCTGTGGGTGTCGCCACAATCCTTTTCATGGGCTACCAGCAAAGCCAGAAAGACGCCGAAGAACGAGCAAAGAAATTCAAGGACACTCTCGATCAAACGACAGGCGCGATGACCGCCCAAACAGAAGCCCTTCTCATCAAGGGTCTTCAAGATCGAAACCAGTTGGACAATCTCAACAAGGCCGGCAAGTCCTTCTACGACTACAAGGCCGCCATCAACGATTCCACCGACTCAATCGACACACTTCGACATCTCGAACATGACCTTGATGAAGGAATGATCAATTCAGATGAGAAGCGAAAAGCTCGGATAGACCTCCTCCGCAAAGAAGGCGGAGCGCGGAATGAGTTGGTGGCGAAGTTGATGGAAGAAGGCCAGTTGGACGTAGGCATCCTTCAAGCTTTACAAGATGATTCAACCGCTCGGAAATCAAGTTTGGAAATCATCAAACAACAAGCAATCGCTCAAGAACTTCTAGCCGGCGCCACGATCGAGCAGGCTAACTCCGCTGGAGATGCCGCAGTAAAAAACGCCGAGAACGCCGCCGCCATCAAAGACACCTACGACAACACTTTGGCGCTTCTCAACTCAAACATCGCCGCTGAACAAGCCCAGATCGCTTCACAAAAAGCGATCCAGGAATACACCAAGAGCCTCACCGACGGGTCCTTGTCCGCACAAGACCGCAGACAAAAAGAACTGGAACTTGAACAACAGTTCCTCAACACGGCCGCCGCTGTAGCAAAAGCCGCCGAAGACCAAGCGACTTTCGAAAAGAAGACTCTTTCCGCCAAGGAAGCCGCAACTATTCAACAAGCGGAGCTCAAAAAGCTTTCGGAACAACTTGCCCCAGATTCACCAGTCCAAGCGGGCCTCCAACAGATGATCGACAAACTCCAAGGGGTCATCGACCGGCGAGTTCTTGACGTCAAAATCTATTTGGATAAATACCAAGCAATTGCCGCGATTGACGACGTCAATTCCCGAATCGCTGCCATGAAGGGTTTGGCGTACTCCCCCGGGTCGCGTGACTATTCGTCACTTGAAGAACGCGCAATCGGTGGTCCTGTAAACGCTGGAACTCCCTATATGGTCGGGGAACGTGGCCCAGAGCTCTTCATTCCGTCCGGTTACGGAAAGATCGTTGACAACATGGCGACGATGTCCATGTTGTCCGGCGGTACACCCGTGGCCGGCGGTGGGGTGAACGTGACCATCAATCTTCCCCCTGGTGTGAACGGGGATGATGTGGTCGACGCGATCCGCCGTTACGAGCGCCGTAACGGCCCGATCTTTCAGGCCGCCTAATGGGAGTTTTAGGGTGGGGCGGGAACGTCACCGTTTACGTCGAGGCCGACTTCTCCGAAGCCACAGGCCCCATCGGCTCGTCCACACCCACCACCGTCGACACCCTTTGGGATACCGACTATTGGGACGACCCGACCGCCACTTGGGAATCCACCGAGACACTCACCTGGACTGACATCACCGAATGGGTCCAAGGGATCTCAACGAACCACGGGTTCAGTCGCCAAACCACCCGATTCAACTGCTCCACCGCCACGGTTCGGCTGGTCAACACTGACGGCCGGTTCTCACCGTCGAACGTGAACTCCCCGTACCGGTTAGGTGACTCCACCACTATCGGAGTTCTCCGCCCATTCCGGATCCGAGCCGAATGGGACTCGTTCGGTGTCACCAAATCATTCCCACTGTTCACCGGTGTCATCCAGTCGTGGAACCTTGCTTACGACTACAACCGAAACGCCATCGTAAACGTCGAGCTCTTGGGGATCGAATCCCAGATTGCTTCGTTCGATCAACCCGCCACCACCTCCCAGGGCGCAGGCGAAACGTCCGGTGAGCGAATCGACCGTGTCCTCACCGCCGCCAACTGGCAAGGGACGCGCTACATCGACATCGGCGAAACAACCGTACAAGCCACCACCCTCGAAGGTAACGCCCTCTCCGAACTCCAACTCACCGCCGACAGTGAAGGCGGAGCGATCTACTGGGGGCCAGACGGAGCCGCCTACTTCGACGGCTACAACGCCCAAATCGAAAAGGGCCGAACCACCCCCCAATTCTTCTTCTCCGACTCCAACGAAGACCTCTTCCCCACCACCGGCGGACAACTCCTCACACTCCTCTCCCGAATCGTGTTTTCCGATCTCACGTTCTCGTACAACGGAGATCTGGTCCGCAACATTTACAACTGGCAACGCGTCGGCGGGACCACACAACGATCCTCGAACGACAAATCCCGACAGTTGTACGGGGACAGAGCCGACACACGAACAGATCTGATCTGTGAAACCGACGGCCAAGTCCGGGATCTCATCAAACGCGAGCTCGCCGTTAACGTCGCGCCCGAACTCCGAGTTGAAACTCTGAAGTTCTCACCACTGCACCCCCGCAATACTGACAACTACGGCCAACCTGGCGGGCGAGTGTGGACATGGTTTGACCAAGAACTCCTTGGCCTCCGCCAAGGAACGTTCGTCTATTTCAAACCGCCAGGAGAAACCGACTACGTCGAAACAGATGTTTTCATTGACTCCATAAGTCACGACATCACCCCGACCGGATGGGAAATCACCCTCGGGTTCTCGTCCGCCACCGTTTATTTCCGAATGGCTTCTAGTCTTTGGGATACCGGAACTTGGGATACCGCTGTTTGGTCCTGGTGACCAACGAAAGGAACACAGATGGGTTACACAACAATCACGACCGGAACGGTTATCTCGTCGACTTGGGGTAATGAGGTTCGCGACCAACTCGTTACCCCGTTCGCGAGTTCCGCCACCAGAGACGCCACAATCTCACTTGCTAACCGTGAAA